GGCGGCGGCCCGGGCAGCGGCCCGGGTGGCGTCCCAGGCGGTGTCCCAGGCGGCGTCCCAGGCGACGGCCCTGGCGGCACACAATTCCTCGTCTGTAGCCTCGCCCCTCGCATGCCGCTCTGCGACATCCAACGCCTGCAAGCTGCGCTCGTCCGTCAGCAGGTGCTGCGTGCGGCGAGCGCACCTGACCGCGTACATGCGCCAGATGCTCGCGTGCTGCGGCTCGGCGCGCAGGCACCAAAGCGCATCGTCCAGGCCCACGGCATCGAGGATCACGATGTACGCTAGCGGCGCATCGTCGGGGCCGGTCTTGCCGAGGTACTTCAGCAGCTTGCGCCAGCCGTCGGCGCACGGGTCGTGTTCGCGGATGCGGTTGAGGGTGGTGTAGATCATGGGTTTACTCCTTTTCGCCAAGCCGCTCGCGTAGGGCGATAACCGTGTCAACCGCGTCTTTGGCGAGCAGGTTGTTCCACGCGCCGCGTTTCAGCGCCTCCAGCGCCTGCCTCAGCAGGGCCCTGATCGAGCCAATCCAGCTCGTTGTCGTCGAGTGTCATGCTGCACCGCCTTTCACGCGGGCGATGGCGGCGCGGGCTGCTTCACGATAAGGTGCTGCTGCAATACTGGCAGTCGATGGTGGGTATCCGTCGTGTATGCTAGAAGCCCATTTCTCCATCCCTTCCAGTGCTGCCAGCAGTTCAGGCGCGGCTGCGATAAGGCGGGCGTTGGCCAGTGCCTTTGCCGTCTGCTCGGTGGTGTTTTCATTAGCCATCCCTTGCTTGATGTAGTGCAGCACCTGCGCGGCCAGCGTGCGCGTGTTCGCGGCGGCCAGCTTGCGCAATTCTTGGTCAATGTCGAATGGGATGCGGATCGTCAAGTATCGGTCCTTCACCGCTTTGCCTTCCCTCGTAGTTGTGCGAGTCGTGCTCATGTGGCGTCCTTGAGTTGGTCAAAAAATGCACTGATCTGCCGCTTGGCATCCTTAGCACCTTTTCCCACTATAACCAAATATCCCACACTTTGTAAGTAGTCTCGCCACTCTTTCTGCTCTGCGCTCAAGCTCCCGCCTTTGACCCGCTTCATCTCGATCCACAGCCGCCAGGCAGGCACAAACAGGTCCGGCACCCCGGACGCCACGCCTTCGGCCTTCAGGCGGCCTGCGGTGGCCTTGCTCCTGGCCCCGCCATTGGGGATGGCATGGATGCGCACGCCTGGCCAGGTCTGGCGAAACCAGCGCACCACCTCGCGCTGCTCCTCGTGCTCTGTGGGGATGCGGTCTGGCGTGATCAAAACGGTATCTCCATGATCCACTTCTCGCACGCATCGACCGTGCTGGCGAAGTCTTCTGGCGGCGTCATGTCGAACGCCAGGCAGTGGCCGGACTGGTTGAAGTGGTCGCAGGTGTGGCAGCACTTGGGCGGTCCGGCGCGCATCCACTCACGCCACTGGATCAGGAACTCTGGCTCTGGTGGTCTAGTGCTCATTTGTGCTGGTCCTCCAGGATTTGTGCCTTCACGATTTCAAGGATGCCGATGGCTTCGGCCAGTGAGATTCGGTCCGCATACTCGTAGACCACAGCCTCGATCTTGCTGGCCATCTCGCCAAGATACTCGCGTCTAAATTGCACTGTGACGATGTTGCTCATGCTTCACCTCCAAATTCACGCAGACATTTCTTGCAGACAATCAATCCACGCATCGCTCTGCGATACCCACAATGCTCACACATCATCTCTGCTCCTTCACTTCACTTTGTAGTCATGAAAAACGGTCCCTCTGCTGGCATCGCCAACCTTGCAAGGCCGGACCCACACGATCCGGCCGTCTGGCAACCTGCGCGAGTGCCCACGCCTGTCGTGCAGCCTTGGGCTGGCGTGTGTGCCACCCTTGTGCCCGCGCTTGATGGCCTTGCCATCGATCACCACCGTGCGCCAGTCGTAGGAAGGCGTCTTGCCTGCTGCAATCTTGCGCTGGTTGGTGAACGTCGGCCGCACAAACGGCTGGTAGGCCGTCTTGGTGGCCATCATCGAGTGATACCACCTGGCCAGCACGGCAAGCACGAAACGCGCTTCATCCTCCGGCACCGGGTTATCTTCCTCTGTCGGCCCGTACATGATGCGATTGCCTTCGATGGTGTAGAGCATCGTCGGAATCTTGCGCAGCATCTTGCCGGTCGGCCCTTTCCACATGTCGATGAGGATGCCCTCGTGCGGATCGTCGCCAACCACAATAGCCAAGATGTCGTAGGAAGCGTGCGACCTGCTTGGGCCACGCGAGACCACAAAGCAGCGTCCGAACGGCGGCCTGCATGTCATCAAAGCATCAGTGTTGACGGCCACCTGATCAGCCGTCAGGCCGGAGATGTCGAACCACTGTAGTTCTGTCGGGTCCATGCCGGCCCTGGTGGTCCAGGCGATGGTTTCTCGGATCAGCGGCGTCATGCCCAACTCCTTTTGATGACCCGGTGGAACTTCCCATCCATCCGGTACTCGATGCTGGTGGGCGGCTTGCTGTTGCTTATCTGCACGGCGATGTAGTCCAGGGCCTTGCTGCCTTCCATGTGCGCGGCCTCGGCCAGATGCGCGCCCGATGAGTTGGCTATGGCAAACAGTTGCCGCATGGCCTTCTGCCCGGCGTAGCCATCGTGCAGCACCGGCAAGTACTCGGTGATCGGCTTGTCGGACAGGCTGCCGTAGTAGGTGCAGGAGAGCATCTCCTTGCCCGACGTGCGGCTGACATGCTTTCGCCATCTCCAGCCGGTGACGTCGAGCCTAATGCCCTCCAGGCCCATGATGTCGTCGTCGCGCAACTCCAGCTTGCGCTTCTCAGGCTCCGGGAACGGACGACCGCAGGCCGGACACACGCGCGCGGCGATGGCGCACAACTCGCCACAGTTGTCGCAGACCTTGACAGGCGCTTCGCCGTTGCCGTCGCCTGCCTTCCTTGGCGGCTGCACGGCGGTGATCGGCCCATGCGTGGCCACCACCCCGGCGAAGTCCAGCACCAGGCAGTGGTCGGTGTGGCTCTTGACCCGCATGCCTCGGCCAGCCATCTGAACGTACAGGCTGGCACTCATGGTCGGGCGCAGCATGGCGATCATGTCGATGTCAGGGTAGTCGAAGCCGGTGGTCAAGACGTTGGCGTTGGTCAGGGCGCGCAGGCGGCCAGCCTTGAAGTCGGCCAGGATGCGCTCGCGCTCCGCTTTTGGCGTTGCACCAGTTACGCACTCGGCCGCGATGCCGTGCTGGCGCAGGACTTCGGCCACGTGCTGCGCGTGCTTGACCCCGGTGCAGAAAAACAGCCACGCCTTGCGACCGCCAGCCAACTCGATCACCTCGCGCACCACGCGCCGGTTGGTGTCGTCGGTGTCCACGGATGCCTGCAGCTCGGACTCGATGAACTCGCCACCACGCTTGTGGACACCAGTGGTGTCCAGCTTGGCCTTGGTGACCTTGCTGCGCAGTGGCGCGAGATACCCTTTGAAAACCAGCTCCTCGATGCTGATCGGCTCGATCAGGTCGTCGAAAAGCGCAGGCTTGTCGGTGATCAGGCCGTGACCCAGACGGTAGGGTGTCGCGCTGTACCCAATGATGCGAACGGCAGGATTTATTGCAGTCAGTTCACCAATCAACTTGCGATAGCCACCTTCATCTTTGTGATTCACAAGATGGCATTCATCAATGACGATCAAGTCAATGTGACCGATCTGCTTTGCTTTGTCGCGCACTGACTGAATCCCAGCAAACGTGATTGGCTCCCCAAGCTGGCGCTTGCCTACGCTTGCACTGTAGATTCCAAGTGGTGCACCAGGCCAATGCAGTCGCATTTTTTCAGCGTTTTGTTCAATCAGTTCCTTGACATGAGTCAGCATCAAGATGCGTGTCTCCGGCCAAGTTTGCAGAGCGTCTTTGCATAGTGCTGCAATGACATGGCTTTTGCCTGAACCAGTTGGCATCACCACACATGGGTGACCTTTGTTGTTTTCTATCCAGGAATACAGCATGTCAATGCTTCTGTATTGATATTCGCGCAGTTGCATTAGTAACTTTCTCTGCGTTTGATTCTGCTGATCGTTGTCTGGCTCACGCCAAACATGGCAGCAAGTTTTGGCAACTAGGCATAGAGCATGTCGATGGTACGCCTTTGGTACTCTCTCAACATGGCGTAAGTCCTGTATCGAGCATTAGTTTCAATTGTTCAGTTCGTTGGCGACAGGCTGCTCGCCCGATGCGTTAGGCATCATTGACCGCCTTGCGAATTCCGGCGCTCAGGTTCCCATCACCGAGCTTCCGCGCCTTGACTATCGTCTTCGTGTCCAGGCTCACGTTAACACGCTGCATGTCCTTCGCGCCGTCTGTTGTCTTGCGGCCAGCCCCTCTGCGGGGGCCGCCGCGCTTAGATTTCGACAGCATGATCGACCAGGACGAAACCGGCCGGCACCGTGACGGTCGCCGGCTCGCGCCTGGCCGGCGGCACCAAGCCGGCGCACCAACTCGGCAGCGGCGAAGCGGCAAGCCGGTCGCGGTAGCTGGCCTGGATCATCACCGGCCGTTTCTTCTCGGCCAGCATGGCCGACAGGATGCCGCCTGCAACCTCGGCAACGGTCATGCAGCCTCGGGCCGTGTCGAAATGCGAGCGGTAGCCGGTTTCAGAGATAAAGGGCTTGTCCAGGTCAAGCGCATGAAACTGGAAGTGCGCGCCCAGCGGGCCGCCGAAAGCGGCCTCATACTCGACCAGGGCGCGCACGTTGCCGCGCTCGACCAGGAACTGGCCGCGCTGGCCCCACAAAGGCACCTCTCCGGGCACCGCCGCACAATGGCGCTCGATCACCCGGCCGGGCGCGTCGTCGTCGGCCATGCTGCCGAAGTGCGTACCGCCGTTCATCTTCCAGATAATCGCCGCGTGCTTCTCGGCCGCCAGCTCGGCGGCTGCATCGTCGCCGCGCATGATCGCCGCGTCGATCTCGACCACGGCCGACACGGCCGCCGCCAGCAGCTCGTCGCGGTCGGCCGGCAACGTGACGGCCAGCGCCGCCGCGATTGCCTCACGGTTGGCCGGCTTCTGCTCCTGCTTGTCTCGCTTCGCCATCGCCGGCCGCCCCTCAAAAATCAAGTCCGGTGTCATCGGCCCACAAGGCCCGCGTGAAGATCACTTCGCCCACGTTGGCCGGCTCTGTGCACTCGGTCGCCCGCGTCATGAAGCCATCGGCGCACTCGCCCAGGTACTCGCCCTTGCCCTGGTAGTCGGCCAGTGGCTTGTTACCGGGAACGCAGGACGGGACATAGACCGAAAACCGCACCTTCTGCCCTTTGGCCGGTTGCTCCCGGCCCCATGTGAAATAGCTCTTGGACATTTCGCCTCCGCGTGCAGCCCCGGCGCTGCCGGGGCCGCCCCTCATCAGTCAATAGCGGCGAAGATCGCGCCAGCCTCGGCGTGGGTCTTGGCGAAGTCGCGCAAGAAGTGGTAGCGGTCGATCAGCGCGTCGCTGGCGTCGGTGCCCTCAACCTGGTACAACTCATCTTCTGTCGCATTCGGAAACTGCTGGCGGGCAGCTTCCATAATCTTGTTCCAGGCTTCCATCATTTCTTTCAGTGCTTCGGCGGTTGTCATTTTGTCTCTCCTTGTTTGGTTGCGATGATTGAATTATACACAACAACCAAAGATAGTCAAGTCATCAAACTGATGCTTCTGCTGGTGTTT